GGGCATTGACCGCTGCATAGACAATCAGTTCTGCGTCATTATTAATATCTCCAAAAACATAGTCTTCTACTAAGCACGGTAATTTTTTAACAGACGCACCATCAAACAAGAAGAAACTATCTTCTGACATCCAATAAATAATACCATCTACCTCGATAGCTCCGTGTTGACTAATAAGGCCACAGTTGGTTCCCACTTGTTCAAATCCAAATGTAAAAGGAGCCCCGATAAATCTCATTGTAAACATCGCCGTATCCGACCATACATAATTACCATTACGACCTCTCAAGGTGCCTATAATTTTAGAACCATCGGCTAGTCTCTGCGTTCCAGCAGTATTCGTTGCTGTCGGTGTATAGGTATTAATATCTTCTTGGTTTGAAAAGCGTATGAACATATCGTCCTGAGTGCTAGTGCTTCCGATTGTGGTTTCAGTTCCAAAAAAACATAAGTGTCGATCGGGAGTAGAGACTAACATGTCTCTGGACGCTGTTGGGGCTCCACTTACCAAGGTAGCGCGATTAGGATTACTAATTGCACCCGCTGCTGAAGGATCCCACTCCACTACCACACTATTGTAAATTAGCGCTAATAATTTTTGTCCAAAATTAGTGATTCGCCATTGACCCGGATCTAGAATAACACCAGCAGCAGTATTGGATCCCCATCCAGTATAATTGGTAGCATCAGTCACTGTGGCTCCATCTGTATGTTCGGCGTCTGTGGTTCCACTGGATCCCCGACTCATTCCTGAGATTGTGTTTGTTGAAGTATCATTAGCTGTATAATCGATTAATTCTGTGCCAATGAGTAAAGTTCCTGTAGCTGGCATACTTGCTGAAGAGGTTAAAACAACAGACGTAGCCCCAACTAACAGGTTTCCTCCGTTATTCATGGTCGTTGTAGCTGCGGTAACACTTCCCCCAAATTGACCTGTACCAAATCCATATCCTGGAAGCTGTAAGGCGGGTCCTACGACATAGTAAAAGTCTAGGGTCGCGGTGCCGGTAGTCGTGAATGCAGTACCTGTTTCATTTGCTGCCATAGTAATGGTAAAAGTACTTACGGTCGGAACACTTTGAACTTCAAAAGTTGTTTCAAAATCAGCAGCAAGAAAACTACTGGTTCCTGGAATTGAACTAACCGATGAAAATACAACTAAATCTCCTACACTTAATGAATGGGAACTGGTACATGTTATGGTAACTGTAGCCGATGAGCTAGATGTCGTAAAACAATTAGTCATTCCCGCTTGTTGACGAGAGGCTTCTAAAGGATGAATATCGTAGAAACTTCCTTCGTAATAAACATATAAAATTTTGTCTGTTCCAATAGCCGCATAACGATTGCCAGCTAAATCGAACCATGCGTGTTGATCTCGGGCTACACCTACTAAACTGGTGCTTCCTAATTGTTCCCAACCCCCTATTTTTTCGGGTAGACCATAACGAAAGCGCACATAAGAACCTCCAACCCAACGTCCTTCTGCGCCCGTTTCGGTTACTTGTTTGTCGAATCCAGGGATTAATTGAACTTTTGCTAGCATAATAAAGGGAATATATCTTAATTTTTATTGTAGTTAAACCCACCCACTATTTAGGAATGCCCAACATTGGTCGTTTATCAAAGAGATTTGTCTTGGCATAGGGACCATTGGCATGATTGTAATGTAAAAAAACTTGAGAGCAAACATTCCCTTGAAAAGGTTCACGCCAATGTTCGAGATCACACCCTGAATAAATCAGCATATCTCCTACTTTTAAATCCACGCGAACTCCTGTCGGAGCTCCAGGTTTAACACCTACTTCTTCTCCTCTAGGACCATAAGTTTGGTCTTTTGGAATAATATTATTTGCGCCAGTGGGGTCTAAATAAATTGGCCACAGGTCTCCTCCTAAATGAAGAGTGGTGGAAACTTCACAACTAGGTCTATCTTTATGTCTCCATAAAATATTTCCTTTTTCATAGATTCGTGTGTACGAGTACGTCGGAACCAGATCCAGGCCTGTTTTTTCTTTCATAATGGGTCGCATATACTGAAGCAACGTTTCCATGACCCAGTCTGCATATTTAGAAAAGCAGCCGGGAACTTGGGAATCATCGCGCCTACCCATAAAAGGATTAAGAGGATTCACTTTATTATTTTTCACCATAAAATCCACAGCGTCTCGTTGTAGCATCATATAATTAAAGATAAAATTCGCGAGGTCCTTGGAAAGGGCGCCTCGAATCACCTGATATTTTTTCTTTTTAAACATAGTGTTGTTTGACCGTTGGAAAATGAGGAGCCATTATTTGATCAATATTCCCGTCTTCATCACGTCTGATTGTAAGTTGCTTGGGTAAATGAAACAAGGCTCGGATCTCATCATCCGTCTTAAGAACTCGTCCTTCTAGAGGGGATTCATCAGCTTTAAAATTGGTAATAACCGTAGGAATAATTTTAATATCAAGTTCTTTAGCCACAACCATTCGATTGTTGCCAACAATAACTTTTATTTTATCTCCCCACCTCTTATGATTATAATAACAATAAACAGGATCTCTAAATCCATATTTAGACATCGAAGCGGTTAAAGCATCATGAAAAGATTGCTCCTGACCATTAATAAATTCAGGGCGAGTTAAATGAATAATCTTTTCTCTAGGTAGTTCTGCATAAATAGTTTGAATCATTTTTTTACCTGAATAAAATTAAAAGAAACCGATACACGCCAGCCTTTTTCTCCTTTTTCTTTAGACTCATTGATTTCAACCCCATGGGGTAACCATGCAGGAAACATAATCATTTGTCCTTCAATCGCGGGATAAATCACTATGCGCCATAAAGCTCTGGGTAGTCCTTCTAGACGTCGGGGCAACATAATATTGGGTCCGGGTCTTGGATCTTCGACAAATAATCTTCCTGAATTCTTAGGAACTTTTACATAATAGACACCCGACCATTGAGAATTGGGGTGTATATGCTGTTTGTTATAGGACCCTGGATAATTAATGTTCGCCCACATATTTCCTAGTCCAGGTTTAGGTTCCATGCCATAGTCTTTAAAAATTTCTTCTTGCATAGTGAAGAGTTCAGTAGTCAAAGGTTTATACTCGTCTTTAAAATTCATGTCGGTGGGACTGTGCCAGCCTCCACCTGCATTCGTTTTTGTTTCAGTTTTATCTTTTTTACTCCAGGCTTTAATTAAAGGGTATAAATACTTATTGAGTTCCTTAGGATCCTTAACCGTTTTAAAATAGACAGGAGTCGGGAATAAAATTTCTCGATTAATCATTTGAATGGAGGTCCTCCAAACCACATCACCAAGGAGCGTCGCACACCTCTCTTGACTTTAGATACCCGATGACGAAGCATACTACAAAAATAAATTGCTTGGCCTTGTATTAATTGAGGAGGTTTATTGCCTTCGGCCATAAACTCTAGATCCCCTCCTTCAAACTCTGATTGATTCGAAAGTAAAATGGTCATGGATATTTTTCTAACAGGAGGTTCGTATCGACCATGAACATCCGCATCCATATGCCAGTCATAAAATCCTCCCTTAGGATATTCAGTAAATTGTGCTGGTTCGGTAAGCGTCATCCCTTCATAACCAAAATGATTTCTGTTTGCTTGAAGCATACTCCGTTCAATTATTTTATACATATCGGGGAGTGCAGTAAAAGGAATCCAGCTGATGGTTGTAATTCTTTTTTTAGTATCATAGGCTCCTTGTTTTCCATCTTTATGTCCCACCTTGGCCTCCTCAGCTTTTTGCTGATGACCCATGTTAATAATATCCTGGCACTGTTGAGGAGTAAAAATAGGCCCTATCGTATTAGCCATTAAAGATTTCCATTTAGGTTCAAAGATCATTAAGCCGTCCTTGAATTTACAGGGTTATATTCAACATCACAATTACACACCAACGTTCTTCGTTTTGCTTTTTTATTGGTGAAAGGATAAACAACATGTCTTATATCATAGGGAAAGATATAAAAATCCCCTATCGTCATTTTAGGAGAATAATCCGCTTTAACAAATTGACCAGTGACACTTCCTAGTATTTGAAGTTGTCCATTCATCGGTTGATCGGGACGTGCAGGCTCGGGTCCCATATCTTTTGGAAGCTTAAGAATCATCACCGACGATAAACCCGTGAAGAGTTTACCTTGATGAATATGTACAGGGTTATAATCTCCTGCTTTCATTTCATTAACCCAGATTGAATTGATATCCATTCTATATTCTTGAATCTTATTCCATTTTAAATAATGATCAAAGATAGAATAAAACCATTTCATTGTATCTTCAGGCACATAATTATGGGCATACATTTTTTTACTTGTGGGTCCGGCATAGAATAAGGAAACTTCATCAGAAATTTTTCCTGCGAGTTGCTTATTGGCATTGGGTAAATGTTTCTTTTGGGTTTCGTAAAGTTCGTTGAGGCTAGTAAAAATTTCAAGGGGCACTTGATATTTTATAATTGATTGACCTAAAACTATAGACTTAAAGTTCATCTTGAGCTTTATTTCTTTATCTGTTTTTTTTGTTTTCCTTTAGGAAGCAGTTCTCCAGATTTTATCACTCGTTTTAAAGTTTCTACTTGTCCAAGCACGTTAAAGACTTCGGGTTGGGAAGAGCCTGCAGTTAAAGTTAGTCTCTTCTGTTCCAATTGATGCGTGTACGATTCGGCTTGATGCGTATTAACATCCTTATCATCAAATTTGCCATCGTGAAATTCTTTTTTAAGTTTAGACCAAGTTGAAATTTCTCTCATCCTTGCTTTAGCCACGAGTTCCATGCCCGCTCGCCCATAAAGTTTTTCTTCTAATTCTATCTGCGCTAGTTTCTTTTCAAATTTATCTTCATTAGGGTCTATAATTTTCTGTTCTAATTTTTCAATCTCGACATCATTCTTTCGATATTCAAAAGAAAGCTGCATCAGATTTTCAAAGTGGGTGTTCTGTTCACGAACCGATTGCCAGTACTTGGCAGCGTTCGTTCCATATTTATTATCGGAGAGAACTGAGAAACGCATTTCGGTTTCCGTTCTAAACATTTGTTTCTTGGCCCAGGTATCTTGAAGTTCAGGAACCATCTTTTTAAATTCAGAGGCCTGAGATTTATCAAGCAAAACCATAAG